AATCCCTCATCTTTTGCCAGTTTATGGGCGAGATGAACGAAATTCAGTCCAGAATCATCTCGAACAACATCAAAGTTTTTAGAATCGATGGTTCTGTGAACTCTGCAACACGCGATTCAAATATGAAGGAATTTAAGGAGTGCAAAGAGCAATGTGTGTTCATCATCCAAATCAAGGCTGGTGGTGTAGGTCTCAACCTTCAAGAGGCGTCGCGCGTATACATCACGAGTCCTGCTTGGAATCCCGCAACTGAGTTGCAAGCAATTGCTCGTTCTCATAGGACGGGTCAAACGCAGACCGTGACTGTTCGCAAGTTTGTGTATGTAGGGTACGAAGAGCTGCCGAGTATAGAAGAGAGCATGATGAGAGTACAAGATGTCAAGTCAAGAGTATGCTCGGAGGTGCTCAATGATGAGAGACTTTTGAGACAGATCCCCGTCAACACGAAGAAGATCCAGATTGCAAAATTCATCAAAGACTTTTTTAAAGTGTAATCATAGATGGCCCTGATTGGTCTCAATGCAAATGTCCCCCAAGACTCCCACACGTGGAGCGAACCGTCCCCTTGGATACCGCGTATAGATACTCACCCCCCATTTTGCATCTCTCAGAGAGCAATTCCTCTGGTCAATAATACCAATGGGTATTTAGGGACTAAAAATACAATTAAACTTAAACCAACAGACTGTGCCGATTTATTAACGAATATGTATCTCAAGTTTACTCTCCCAGCTGGTAATTACACTCCTCACGTAGGAAGAGCTGTTATTGACCTCGTCGAACTATCGATCGGAAATATTCTTATAGAGTCAATTTCATCAGAATGGTACATTGTAAGAGATGAAATATTGCTTAATGCAGATCAACAAATTGGCCTAAATAAGGCTACTGGTAGTACTACAGGCGGTTTATACATTGTACCATTAGACTTTTTCTTTTGTAAAAAAGATCATTTTTTCCCAATGTGTGCCCTCGAAACATCTGAAATTTTCGTATCATTCTATTTTAATACACAAGGTTGGATCACCAATACACAGACCTCTATAGATCTTATAGATCCTCAGCTTATCATAGAAGAGGTTACTTTAGGACCGAGAGAACGTATTTACTATATGACAACACCCTTAACATACAAGATTCCTGTGACTTATAAAGAAGGTGTGACTGAGTTCATTAATGGTGTTGCAATCTCCCATATTAGTACAACTTTTCCAGTATCTATGATTGTTTGGTTTATACGTAACAAATTATATGAATCTGGAGATGCGCGCTACTATCCATATCGATATTCATTTGGTTACACTACAAAATATATCAATAGTACAATTCCAGTAACATTTGCGAATGGGGAAACGTCAAATTATATTGACACAATCGAGAATGTTACGTTATGGCTCAATAATCAAAATATACTCAAGACATTTCCGGACGGACTCTATCATTCAGTATACCAACCAGTCTACCATGGACTGACAGTTCCTTCAAAAAATATATACATGCAATGCTTTACTGAAGAACCCGGTAAATTTCAGCTCGACGGGACAATAGACTTTTCAAAATACGATTATAATACTACACATCTAGATTTATCATTTAAACCTACATATAGTCCAGACATACAAAGTAATTACTCAATATACGTGTTTTATTACGGATTCAATACATTGAGGATTGAGAATGGAGAATGTAGGGTTGAATTAATTTAATACTTTCATCAGGGTTAATTTGGTATACAGCCTCCCTATGATCAATCGAGGTACTAAAAGTCACAGGTGTGTTTAGACGTTTCGCCTCACTCAGTGCGTGGCTCAAACTTTCTAGACTGAATGTTGGTTTGATCCAATTCTTAGAATCGTTCTTGATCATCTGAACAAGCTCACTGTACTTCATCATCATCATCTAAGTAATAAACGTTTAAAAACTTTATATGTATAGTATATGGATAAGTACCAACTACAAACGAAAAGCTATGACTTTCCGAATCCTGTACAGTTTGGAAATGATTTATTGATAGATATACCTACAAACTTGGGTGACTTGATCCATAAGTTGTATATAAAAGTCCAGTTTCCAAACCTCTCAAGTAACGTGATTCCCTATGCAGGTTGCTTTATTGTAAAAATGTTTGAACTTCGACATGGAGCATCAGTAATTGAAAGAGTGTACGATGATAATCTATTATTCCATTTCCAGTACACTTCAGGGATCGGACGACAAAGTGGGTACCAACAACTGGTGGGTGGTCCAAACAATACTCCTTTACCTGAATACATCATTCCATTACTGTTGAGTAACGAAAATGCATATCCTATGAATATTCCACTAAGTGTTCGAGTCCTATTGAATGACTCAAGTGTCTTCATGTCCCCAGTGTATACAGGGTATGTGCAAATGTCTCTGGTTGTCGAATCTGTGTACTTAAACTACTCTATTACACAACCATTAAGATATCTTGTGAAGAACTTTCAAAGACTCGAGTTTATAATTCAGCCAAACGAAACCTCAGTACAGCTTGTAGTATACTTTGTGAACGATGTCAAAGAGCTCTATTGGGTGATTTATCAGAACAAGGGGACATATTTGGATGATTTAGTTTCACTAGAATTGTTGTTTTCAGGTATCACTCACATAGATAGTGAGGTTGGTACAAATATGTATCTCAAAGTCATTGAGCCACTTGAGAAACATGGCATTGTACCAACGGTACCCATATATTCATACTCGTTCGCAATAGATTCAAACTCCAAACAGCCTTCAGGAGAATTTAATCTCACTCAAATTCCATATCAAACGCACAAAATTCAAGTCTCAAGTTCTCCATATAGAAGAACCATAGTGCTCTATGCTGAATCCTACAATATTTGTACAATAGATAATGGGGAACTCACCATGTCTTTTGTCATGAATGAATCTGGATTTAAAAAGTAATATGCTATAGTATGGCTGCTTCAGGAGTACTTATGTCTACAAGCAGTACATTTTCAGATGATTTGTATGGTGTTCCATTATTCAAAGATGAAAAGGAACAGTTCAACACCTTTGAATCCAGTACTATCTCAGTCCCATTTGATGGTAGGACACTCACGTTCGGAGATCAACAATACTGTACTCTCCCTAAATCAGGTGAATTGATTAAAAATATAACATTGAAAACAACCTTAGGACCTCTGTTTAATCCATTAAGTACGAGTTATGTCTACCCTACTCTTTCGATCCAAGTGGATACAAATATTTATGATCAATCACAAACCATCATAGGTTCTGGTAAAGGTACTGTCGAGTTTTATAATACACAGACACTCAAAATATGGTTTCAATCGTATGGTCTTTCAGTGACATTTGATGGAACACGCTTTAATTTCAGTTCAGCCCCCAGTTTTAAAAGTGAACAATCCGCAAGTTTTTGGGGGTTTGATATTTCAATATGCGATTCACAAACTGTAGTGGGTGGTGTAACATATTACAATTTTAAAACACTCTCGGCACCTCTTACCATTATACAGAGTGGATGGACATTAGGGTACACACCCATACAATCTGGACGTGGCTATGTTGATTCAGTTGGACTAAAGGTTGTGAAAAATGCAACACTTTTGTATGGTAATCAAATTATTCAGACTCTTACATCTCAAGTGCTTGTCACAGAGCATGATATTCAAATTCCTTATGAAAATCAAGCCGCACTCACTATTTTAGTAGGAAAGAACGATGTGAGTGTACCAACCACAAATAGAGTATACTACACAAAACTCAATTTTGATCCAGTACCAGTTCTATCAATGTATCATTCGACTACAAGGCTACAGGTCCAGTTTGAAGAAGCTACTAATTTAGTCAATATACCACTTACCCAAGGAGTCACTGATACAAATGCATACATAGATAGCGGAATACGAGACATACAAGTGAATACAGGTACGAATGTTGGATTTGATTGTCACTATTTCAATAATCTCATCTTTACGAGATATCAGGCACCTATTTCAGGTCTTGGATCAAATTCATCAGCCAATTACTCTCAATGGTATATTACAGATGTTGCGAATAAAAAATACTATTATTGGAATGGTGGATATCTCCCACCAGCTGCAGTTACACGGCCATATATAGATTCAGTCATGTCTGATGTAGATATAGCCGTACCGTACACGTGTTTGTATCAATTTGGCGCTCAATTTCTGTATTCAGTGAATGTAGATCAGATTCTGAATAGTGCAAATACACTCATACAAGGGTATATATATCAATCAAATTTGTTACCAACAACAAGTTATGACTTCATGACGGCTCTTTATCCAAGTGGGACAAAGAACATACTAGCTATACTAGCACAAGGTATATATGTATATATGTTGTGTCAAATGAATTCTGATATATATTGGGTATCGTATGATAGAACTCTAGATATTTCGCTCCAGTCATCCTTTACACAGTTACTTCCCGGATATAAATCATTCTACCCGTCGTACAATGGAACTCCCAATTTTGCCGGTGTAATGTCGAATGGTTCAGATATATTCATTAAACTAGGTGGGAACTCAAACTTGATACACTGTACTATAGTTTCAAATACAGTGACATGGTCAAACGGTCCATTGAATAGTACAGGTCCTACTACACTCTCACATACTGAATTTGATGGTATCAATATATATACTCAACCTGATTTTGGAACAAATAAGTTTTATAGATTCGATGGGTCAACATATTCAACATATACTAATACTGTAGTCCCTAACCCATCGTCAAATCCGTATAATGTAGTGGGCTTCGATGGATCATACGTGTACTATGCATCATATGGCAGCACCGGGTCGAATATTCTAGCATTTTATAATACTCAGAAGAAATTCACAGATCCGACCGCATGGTCATATAAGAATTTTACAAGTTTATTGAAACCAAAGGTATTGCCTTCACCATATGGTAACTACCTAGTGACACACAGCAGTAATATTCTTGTGTTTAACCCTTTCCCTGTCATTCCAACATTGTATAGTGTGGCTGTTCTTGAATACGTAAACTACGAAGAGATGCATCCAGATACATTCGAAACCCTTGTAACACAGAATGAGCAGAATACATTTACAATACAAGCGAAGCAGATATCTGGACAATTTATACTTAATTTTAAAGGACCTATAAGAGAATTCTGGATTTCAAGCGCAATTCCGTTATCACGAATGGTACTTAGTATAGAGGGTGAAATTCTCGCAGACGAAGACTACACATCACTCTATGCTCTAAGACCATATGAAACTCATACAACCATGCCTACATATCCAGTTGCGTTTTATCCAATAGCACTGAAACCTGAACAATACACTCCTAGTGGAGTTTTAAATATTGCACGAATGGGATTCCCAATTATTACATTCTACTTACAAAGTGTGCAATCGACCGATACCCAAATAGTAATTACAGCACGATCGTATAATGTACTGAGTGTAGATGGAGGTATAGGGGCACTTAAATATAATTAATTTTGTTATAGTATAATAAATGATAATACAGAGGGTAGGTTCAAAAGCTCAGGTATTTCGAGGAACTGCTTATCAAACATCTGGAGGTGTTACTCGAAGTGGTATAGTATACCATGATGGTAAGTACAAATTCAAGTCTCGTATTGCTGCGGCAAAACGTAATCCAGTACTTATGGAGAGGGCTCGGGCCATTCGAGAAAAAGCCGCGGAAATGAGAAGAATTGGAAACCCGCCCAGGGGAATCATTCGTCTTTGAGATTATTTTCTCGACGTATGTTAAATGCCTACCCGTTCTCACCACAGAGCCGCTTATTCCTATGTACACCCCAAGACTGGAAAGACTGTACATGTAAAGGCACACACCGTGACCTACCACATGAAGTCTGTCCGCGCAGAGAACAAGAGCTTGAAGCCACGCCGCGAGTACACTCGTCGCGCTGCAGGCCGCCCCCTCAAGGGTCCAGAGTTCTATGAGAAATACCCCAAGTACGTCAAGGGCCACAAGCACAAGGTATTCCCAGCCAACTACTCACTCTTCAACTAAATCGATGAGACATTCTTCGTCACCATCATCATACAGTAATTGGTAAGTTTTAATAGTGAACCCATAATTATTCTTGAAATAATATATACCACAGAGTTCAATGATACATTTTATAGTGTATCCTTGAAATCTCTCAGGATAGAGCTCGCTCTCATCAATCTGCTTCGTCTTATCAAATACCCAGGTGTTCTGATCAACCTTTATTCTCAGCAAGTCATTACTCAGTGCACTTGACCATGGTTCACAGCCAGAATTCAAACTACGCTCAAGTCCTCCATACCATTCAATAAAGTCGTCATTCATACGGAGCGATAAAGAATTGTATTCAGACAGACCGAATATGCATTTAGACTCTGGAAGTTGAAATCTCAAAGGTTCGTTATGATATGTAAAGCTTCTACGTCCATTTTTCCCAAGAGTTGTAATGATATCTCCAGGAATCACTTGATTCCATTGCATATGGTTAAAGCAGGGTGTACTCTTTATACTATGGACGGAAACGAAAACATTCCCAAAGTTTTGATGTCTTCTTTGATAGTTCTGACCATTCATCAATTGTATAGTCATCACTCATAGATCTGTTACAATTACTACAAATAGGTCTTAAATTATCAATGTCCAATGTACCACCCTTGCTCTCAGGTATGTTATGACCAGTCTCAAAACTAAAAGGTGTAATAACATTTTGGCACCACTTGACAAGACATTTGTGTTCAAATTTCTTGCCTACGTAGACGAGCCAAACTTGCTGTCTCAGTGCTCCAGGAATTTTAGCCTTCATTATATTTTTAAAGAATTAGGTCTCTAAGTAAGTAATGGATGGTCTTAACCGTGAGATTGAGGCTCTCCGCAAGAAGGAGCTCGAACTCATTGATAGGCGTGAGTGTCTCCGTGTCGAAGAGGCTGTGCGATACACTGAGGCATCTCTACCATCTGCAGCTGAAGCGATTGCTCAGGCTCTCATCAATGTCTACACAGAGCATCACGCGGTGAGTATCGAAACTCTATTTGGGATTCAGAGCGCCGAGGTGAATACGGCCGGTCTACTTCTGATGGCAGAGTGGCGTGACCCAGATATGATCGAGATATTCCTGAAGAATGGAGCGGACGTAAATGCATGTGACAAGGAGGGATTCTCGGTTCTGGAGATGGTCATTCAGGGTCACGATGGCTACTGGAGAGGTGAATCGAACCATTGGAACGAGGCAGTCTTTGATGTCCTCGCCAAGTACAATGTGAATAGGTTTCTTCATAATGGATGGATTATTGAGCAGTGCTGTGAAGGAGCTCCAAAATATGTTCGAGACTTTCTAGGACTTGAAGAGTAATAAAAACAATAAGCATTTTTATAGTATGGCGGGTTTCCACACAAAGACATTCACGAAGCACGATGATTATATGACTCCAAAGTCAGCTTGGGAAGCCGTAAAACAGTTTATTCCAAAGAATAAGGTTATATGGGAACCTTTCTATGGTGACGGACGCTCCGGCCAGATTCTCAGAGAGATTGGTTTCGAGGTCATTCACGAGGATGAGGACTTTTTTGTAAATAACAGAGGTGACATTATCGTAAGCAATCCACCATTCACTATGGTTCCTGCAGTTCTCAAGCGGCTTGTGGAGATTGGCAAACCCTTTGTGCTGATTATGCCGAGTCCCAAGATTTGCACCCAGTACATGCGGGCTCTTTTCGCCAAAACAGATGACCCTATCCAAATTATCATTCCGCGAAAGAGAATTCAGTTTGTCAAGCTTGTGAATGGAGAAGTCCCTGAAAATTATGAAAGCAAGTGTAATTTTGATTGTTTTTATTATTGCTGGAAGATTGGACTTCCCAGAGACATCATCTGGTTAGAGAATTAGTGTAAAAAGGGTGCTCACATGGGCAGAGGTCCCAATAGAGTAGTAACGCAACGCAAATGTCAATAGACGAGCTCATCAGCTACCTGATAGACATTGAAGTGTCTGATGAGATCGAAAGCTTTCCCATCCTGAATTTTGGTTATATCGAGGACCGCCACTTGCTTGTGCAGAATGCAGTCTACGTGGCGAACCAGGTCCTCGTGATGCCGGGTGGGAAGCGCAATATCCCGAATGAGATCGAGCTCCAGAAGGAAGGGTTCTACGTGTCGCATGTCGAAAGTGATGGGTTTGGCTGGCTGAGTGGGGGGATTCAAACAAGTAAGGGAATCATAGCGTATGGTTAGAGTGTAATAAGAACCTCCCCACATTTAAGACATTCTATAGACGTCAAGTACTTTTCGTGTCCTATCCAGGCTTTGCACTGTTTGCAAAAAGTCCAAAAGAGACCTGGTTTTAATATATGAAAGTAGTTTTCAATTTTACAACTAAAACAACTATATCTACCGGAAGTCATTACATGACTCCTAACCCCACAATGTTTACATTGTACTTCTACCATCTTATTTAGAATAGGTGAAATATTATTTACAAGACTTTGTCATATTCTTAGGTATCATATCGTTTGCGCATGATATTGGTTCATAATATCCTTGGTTCTTTAAATGAAGTCCGAAAGGATTTCCGTTTTTACAGTAGTCACTCCACGTATAGTGATCCCCGGGTGTAGGGTAGTATAATCCTCCAGTATATGTATTATTCTGAGGGTCTTTCAATGCGTACATAATCATACTTACCGGTATGATAAATTCAGGTCGTTCTCTCGCCTTTAGATTCACTGTACCCGGGCGTTGTATTATTGGGTCTGGAAGTAATCGGGAGTTTATTAAATCATCAATGGTTTCAGCACCAGGTGCTTTATAATCTATAGTTGAATTAGTTTTATTTGCATTTGTTCTATTATCAATTTCAGGTGCACTTAATTCTGACATAGTTATATCATTGAGTATTCCGCAATAATTAATTGCTGCACACGACGTCGGGATTTCTATATTGTTTACAGACGTACCCCCAGGAAGTTGCTCTAGTTCTGTTATAATATTTTCTAGAGAATACTTACCTTTAATAGCTAATATCAACAATATTACTACTAGTATATAGACTATATTCATTACTATTCTTGAGTATTTTAATTCTTAGTGAAGGGAGCAGCGCTTCCCATCTGTAGAGAGGATCCTGCACCATACATAGACTTACCCATACCACCCATTGCTTCATACCGTTTATTAGGTAGAGAAATTGGGCTCTGGTTCTGGGTAGGCATGTATCTCCGAGATTTATATGCTGATACCGCAGGTGTTCCTCTATCTCCTGCAATAGCGGGAGTAACTGTGTTACCAGATCCAAGACCAACCGTACTGGTAAGTTTGGTGGTATTGGTACCAGCACCGCACTGTCCACCGCTGATATCCTGCTCCCAAGTGACTTGCTGTACGTTAGGGCATGGGCAACCAGCTGCGTTCTGGCCACTGCAAAGTTTATTGACGTACACAATATTCTCACCGGGTAGTAGAGTCTTCTGACTGTTCATAATAGATTCTAGAGTATAGGGACTTCTGATAAAGAAATACCATACGGCAAGAGCGATCAGTCCATACATAAGGAGCTTATTGTCACGCATTGTTAATATCTAGTAATATTTTTTTTTCGGTTCGAGTCTTCTGAATATCTATGGGTGGTGGGGCTGGTGAATTCACATAAACAATTTCTGTTCCTGGTGCCAGTCCTGAGTAATCACTCAATATTTTAGTAAGTTTACTATTTTTCTGAACGTCATTATATCCACCACCTGGTCGAATGAGTAAAAGGACAAGTAATATTACAACACCAATCACTACATATGTGATGCTTATCATTACTATACATATATATTTATTATCCTGAACAAGCAATGCACCCTTCTGTCATCGAGCAACTTAGAGTGACTTGGATAGCTTGTGTCTTGGCTCGAGTGCGTAGGTAGTACATACCAGTCTTGAGTCCCTTTTTCCATGCATACATATGCATTGATGAAATCTTTGAATCGGTTGGATCTTCGAGATGGATATTCAGTGACTGAGACTGATCAATGTACACCCCACGGTCAGCAGCCATATCAATGATTGAACGTTGTGGAATCTCCCATACAGTCCTGTATACATCCTTCACTTCCTGAGGTATATCAAGGTACCTTACTGACCCATTGTCAGCCAAGATTTGATCTTTAGTATCCTTATTCCAGAGGTTCATCTCAATGAGCTTCTTGACGAGATGCTTATTCATAATAACAAACTCACCCGCAAGAGTTCTCCTGATGTACATATTCGATGTGTAGGGTTCAAAACATTCATTGTTTCCTAGAATCTGGCTTGTACTTGCTGTAGGCATAGGTGCTACCAACAGCGAGTTACGCAACCCATGCTTCATAATAGATTCCTTCAGTGTGTTTGTACATACCCATTTATGTCCCCACAAATCTGGCTGGAGTATTCCAAAGGATGCTGGAGATCCTTCAAAAGTTGAATATGGACCTTGCTCACGCGCGAGCTCACACGAAGCTTTGAGAGCACAATAGTAAATCTTTTCAAATATCATTGTGTTCATCTGCTTCGCTTTGGATGAATCAAACGGTAAATCAAGCATCATAAACACGTCAGCCAGACCTTGGACTCCAATCGCGATAGGTCTATGCCTCATATTCGAATTCCTAGAAGATAGAGTTGGATAAAAGTTTTTATCAATCACTTTGTTGAGATTTCGAGTCACTACGCGAACAATTTCACCCAGTTTCTCATAGTTGAATGACCCACCCACTTCTACAAATGCTGGGAGACTGATCGATGCTAGGTTGCATACGGCTGTTTCATCCTTATTAGAAACCTCCATAATCTCTGTGCACAAGTTTGACGATTTGATGATGCCAATGTTTTTCTGGTTACTCTTCTTATTCACAGAGTCTTTGTAGCACATATAAGGCGTTCCAGTCTCAACCTGTGACTTGATTATCGCGTTCCAAATATCCTGAGCCTTGAGGACACGCCGAAACCTACCTTGGATAACATATTCATTATAGAGATCTTCAAATTCATTCCCATAAACATCAGACAACCCTGGGCACTCGTTAGGACACATCAAGTACCAGTCCCCGTTCTCTTCCACGCGTTTCATAAACAGATCAGGGATCCAAAGTGCAGTGAACAAATCACGGCATCGAGCTTCTTCATCCCCCGTGTTTAGGCGCAGTTCTAGAAATTCCAAAATGTCCGCATGCCAAGGTTCGAGATAGACTGAAATGGAACCCTTTCTCTTACCACCTTGATTTACATACCGTCCGGTTGCATTATAGACCCGAAGCATTGGTACGATTCCATCTGATGTACCATTGGTCCCCTTGATTTTAGATCCCTTTGCCCGAACATCATGGACATGTACTCCTATACCTCCAGACCATTTTGAGATTCGAGCACATTCCTTGAGGGTATCGTAAATACCTTCGATTGAATCATCCTTGTTCGCAACAAGGAAGCAAGAAGACATTTGTGGATAGTTTGTACCAGCATTGAAGAGTGTAGGTGATGCATGAGTAAAATAGTGAAGAGACATGAGGTCGTATGTCTCATGAACACTGGCGAGGTCATCTCCGTGAATGCCGATTGCTACACGCATATACATATATTGAGGTGTTTCGTTGGGTAGTAGGTATCCATTCATAAGAGTCTTTACTCCAAAATAAGTGAACTTATAGTCCCTCTCGTGCTGAATAAGTGAATCAATTTTTGATCCGATGCACTTCATAAACTCGACAGACACTAAACCTTTGCTATGATTTTTTACCATTGCATCCGTAAAACAAGACGGTGAATTTTTCTGGATATTTGATGCGAGAATTCGAGCAGCGAGAGTATCATAGTCTGGATGTTCATTTAAGAAGCTGATGGCTACATCAGCTGAAATATCGTCAATCTGTGAAGTACTTATTCCATCAATCATGGATGCAAAGACTTGTTGAGATACTTTGTGTGCATCAACGTTGAGATTGTAACACAAGTCAGTAATACGTTTTGTAACTTTATCAAATCGAACATCTTCATACTGCCCATCTCTCTTAAGAACCCTCATTATATATAAGGAGCGGCTGATTTTTATGTTGATATTCAATAGATGAAGCTTTCTAAGACATATTACGCTGACACAATAGCTTCACCAACAATATCACCTATTCCTTCAAGTATTAATTTAGACACATTCAAGATTGGTACCTTTTCAACATCAGAATTTAAGAGCAATGTAGCTACAAAAGGTGGATATGTAACAACTCTTATATGTACAGACAACTCTTTTCAACATATAGTAGGGTTTGCAAATCCCATTACAGATACAATGGCAGTTATGAAACACTATATAAAGAAGGACCGATTGGTGGCACGTCTTGTAACAGGTGATGGGTCATTGTTTGGTTCGGTTGATTCATTCTATGTAAAAGATATAGATACGAATGGTTTCATGATCATCACTGGATTGGTACCTAATATGACTTATTGTAAGCAGCTTACATGGGATCTTATAGTTCTTCCATAAATTTACTGTATAATAGTAATGGCTACTACATCCCCATTATGGATCAAGTTTTTCTCTCAGGAAAACATCAATTTCTTACAGGAATCAATCATAGCTAATGTATTAATGAAGGCGAATGTTAGAATACCATATCAAGCACAGAACACGTTAGTTCTTCTAATGACTGATGTATTCTATTCAACATATGTGGATCCATACAGAAATGTTGATGCTCAGATACAAATGATGGCTGATGTTGTGATACAGAGAGCCTATAGATTTATAGAACCACAGCTTATACTAAATAAGCACTATAATGAAAATAAGGATCGTATTCCTATGCCACTTCCAAATCCTATGAATATGAGTGCAAGAGGTCTAAAAACAGACATTATAAACAATACAACTTCTTATATGCCAAGATGAACAAGTATAGAGACGAGACTGGACATCTATGTAGGTTGCGAGGATGGGATAACGTAACAGTTGAAAGAGTTTGGCTCCTCTACACAGAGGAGTGTGGAGAACTCGCATCAGCCATACGTCAAAATCTTAAGTATTGTGTCAAGGAAAATCTTAAGAAGTCGCGTGGAACAGATGTAGTTCTTGAGATGGGTGATGTATTTAGTTATCTATTTCAGCTGGCCTACATGATGAATATAGACCTCGATGAAATGTGGGAACTCAACAAGAAGAAGGCTTTTGCAAAAATATATGCTCATGGTAGATGAACCATAATCTTGCTATGTTTAATCAAGTGAACAAGATTAATACCCAAGAATCACTCCCCGGAGTTTCATTCAATGGAAATTTCGGGCCTATTCAGACTGAGGAATCCGTACGGAAATCACAGTACACGATGCCTTTATCAGACCAGCAATACATCCGTTCTATAGGCGATTTCGTACCTATCGCCATCAATACTCGGACCAATTTACCAACTGGTACTGTATATCCTCAAAGATTCATTGATGCTCCTAATAATTAAATCTGTACCACTTTAGGTGCCACGACTTTTACTAGGTGTTTTGTCAATGCTTCTTTATGCACTTGATTTTTTAGTCCTATTCCCTCACACGAGTGTGTCTGTAAATCAACACAGTATGAACAAACATTCTTTTTGCACATGGTGCACACTAGAATGCTCGGTTTTTTGAGACATACCACACACTTCATATCTACTATGTGCGTATATATTTTAAATAATATCACAAAGACCATTAGATCTTCTATAGATCACCTCATCCCAAAAGTTTTTGAGTATAGGATATTTTGTTTTGAACCACTCACGATCACGCTGAACACGCGTCACAACAAACTCCTCAATCTCAAACACTTCTGCAGGTTTATATTGTATGAAATCACACACCTCCATATCGAGGACTTCTAAGAGTATCTGAATTTGGGGAAGATAATATTTTGGAACTTCGTCTTTAATAGCTCTCTTCATAGGACATTTAATCTCGAGCAGAATCCCATTTTCTGTGATTCCGTCTGCTGATCCACCCAACCAATCGATAGTCTGATGTTGTACAAGACCAAGATCGTGTGCTTTTTCTCCTGTTCTGCTACAATATATTTCTCTCGCTTCATTTTCATATTTTTCGCCATGTCGTGTGGCATCATTCCCATTAAATCCATTCTTAGCCTTGAAACATTTTTTGAGTATAAGGCTCTGACGAGACTCGTATGGATTATCCCCGAGCGCTGTAGCAACATCAGATGCCGTAAGCATCTTTCCTCGAAGTCTCAACCATTCATCAGATTTCTGTGCGTCAAAACGAAGTTTTATGAGTTCACTTACTCTTGGATGCATGAATAGGTATTACGAGATTGTAATGTTTAATAGCATATTGTGCAGCATTCTGTTCTGCACGCTTCTTCGTACTTCCTCGACCTGTTCCGTACTGTTTATCTTGTATGATCAGCAATGATACAAATCCTCCATCATCAATTGGATGATTGATATATACAGGATTGTTCCACTGCTTTGACTGACAATATCTCATAATCTGGTCCTTGTAATTATCATCATCGAATGATATAGGATTCTTTAGAAGAATCTTGATTATAAAGTCTCGAGCATACACAAGACCCTTGTCTAGATATATAGCACCTACAAAAGCTTCAAAGACATCTTCGAGTATCGAATTATTATTATTCCATTCGTTTCGTAGGGCTTTCTCATCCATCATAATAAACTTGTTAAATCCTAGATTCCTTGAAAATCCCGCTAAAGTCTCTGATCGTTCAATCTTTGTCCGTGCTCTCGTGAGAAATCCTTCATCCTCATTGGGGAACATATCAAACAAGTATTTTGTGACTACAAACTTGAGCACTGAATCACCTATAAACTCAAGACGTTCATAGTCATCCTTATTATATGACTTATGTGTGAATGCTCGCGTGTACAAAGACATATCAGAAATCTTTGTACCTACAAGGGTTTCAATAAATTCCCGATTCATATATATATTACATTACTACTATTTAAGCTACTTCTTCGTTACACGTGGCTTCTTAGGCTTCACCTCCTCAGGAACCACCTCACCTGCTGGTGGTACAGCAGGGGTATCCTTGATGTAATGGCGGTTGAGATACGTCTGTAGGTTCATAAATGTTACCTTGAGACCCTCTGGAGGAGAAAGTAGAGAACGCAGAGCATCATTCATAAGAAGCTCCTGTCCATTCTTCAGGTTGTGCTCCTTGGCATACTCATTAATCTTGGTGGTCACCTCTGACCGAGAGATCAAATCATCAGGTCCTAGACCTAGGAGAGTGCGAAGCTCATCAGATACCTTGAGCGGCTTCTTGAAGCCATTGTTCTCAGAACGCTTCTTGCTCTTCTCTCCAGTGGGATCATCTAGAAACTTGAGAATCTTGCGAACATCGCGACGAATGAGTGTAATCTCCTTGGCTAGGTCCTCCATTATACATTATATGTATTGGGTGTCTTTAATATAGCGTTATTTTTGAATAATTTATTTGTGCAATGACTATATATGGAGTTTACTGAGCCAGTAAAGCTAACTGATGGTCGTTATTTCATCAAGCTTGGTGGTAAAACAATCTTTCAGTTGAACAAGTGCCACATCGGTAGTGGAGGTTTTGCATCAAAGCCTCTTACATTTGAACTTTCCAAGGAGGCCCATGAGAAGCTCAAGAAGGTTGAGAACATCTTCGTAAAAGAGGGTATTACAAGTAGTCAGAAATGGTTCGGACAGGTCATTCCAGATAATAAGATTGAGAAAGCTTTTCGGTCAGTTGTAGATGGCACTACTGCAGAGATTCCTTTGTACACCATTAAAGGCGACACAATGACTACATTCTGGGCCATTGATAAAAGTTCAAAGACTATTGATTCAGAGTGGTCCACTATCGATATTCTGGTTGAAGCGGTAGGAATTCGTATAGCCAAGAAGAACTTTGAGCCGGTTTTTCGAATTGTACAGGTGAAGGAATCCTCCAAGCCAAAAAATACAGAGTATCTATTTGAGGAATCAGACGATGATATTGAGGACTATATCGACTAAAAATTTTTATAATAGTATAGTATAAATGAAGTGGTTATATGAGCATGAGATGGTAGTCGCACTCGTTGTTATACTAGCATTTATATTGTTCCAGAAGACCACCGCACCGTATCGTCACAGTTATGAACTAAATCCAACCTGTTCATCTGCACCAGCGGCACCAGCCGCACCAGCGGCACCAGCAGCACCAGCCGCACCAGCTGCACCAGCCGCACCAGCCGCACCATCCGCAACTCCCTATACACTCAGAAAACAGTACGGGTATGGTGATTATGGAAATTCTATGGCACCAGTAAGAAAACAGATATCTGGTTATGAGAATGCCCAGACGTTCAATAATGTAAATCTTCTTCCCCCCGAGAGACTGATTGGAGTCAACAGTATGATTGGAGGATCCAAGAGAAACATGAATAATGATATCCGCGGTGAGGTATCACTTCCTCCACTTGATCAGGGCCCATATGTAGGTTCCTCGATTTTACAGGATGGAACACACACTACATTATCATTCAGTAATCCATACAATCCAAATGCTTAAAGATATATCTCTCTATAAAATAAATGGATGCTAAGGAAACTATCAAGTCATGGATTGATCTAAAATCTGATATTGCAAATGCTCGCAAGGATATCTCAGTACTGAACAAGCGTGAAAAGGAGCTTCGTTCAGCGATTAAGAATTTTATGATTGATATTCAAACTGACGAAGTGGTGGTGGATTCCAAAAAAGTGGTGTACAAAAAGCGAAATACCAGAGGGACACTGACACGAGATGTGATCAAAAAAGGCCTCCACGCATTTTTCGGGAATGAAGTACAAGAAGAAGGTTGTTTTCAGGCGATTGTAGATGCTGCTCCAGAAGTCGTTAGAGATTCTGTATCTCTAGTTAAAAAATAGAAACTATAGTAATATATAACAAAATGGGTATTCGTAATCGCGGAAAGGATGAGAAGGATGATCTCAATGATATGAGCGAAGACGAGTTGAATGAACATTATTCTGATGGTGAACAAACCACAGAACAGCCTGATGTTCATTTGATTCATCCAGAAGACTGGATCAGCGAACACCAGGAATCACTCCTCAATGTATGGATGTCTATCAGACACCTACGAGAAACATATGAGACATCTCTGTTCAAGTATGCTACATTCAATGGATTCTGTCATTGGGCGTATGAGAATAGTATTAGTTAATAGTAAGAATGTTTATCCCAGATATAACAAGTCCAAAAGTTTTGTATCCAGCCATTGCGTTTTATATTGTGGGTAAAACAATCCCAGACCATGATGCTATTACAAAAATGTTGGCTTTTGCGCTTCTTAATAGAGTTCTCATAAGTACTTTTTCAAGTGTTGTACTCACTACAAATGATGAAGTTTTAACAGCAGTGACGCATTACGTATTTGCACACATGATTATGAATGATCTAGCACATAATACAGTTTACTTCGCATTTACACTTGCGCTAATACGTGGATTTTTTCCACAATGGCTCTATTAGGATGAAACATCTCATCATCGGTCCAGGTTCGCTAGGATACTTTTCTTTATTAGGTTCCATGAATAGGTTGTTTGATGACGGAGTAATCAAACGTGATTCATTAGAATCTATATCAGCATCTTCTGCAGGTGCTCTTCTTGCGGTCATGGCTTTGGTGCATAATTTCGATTTTAAGAAGATTCTAAAAAAATCAATCGAGGTGAACCTTAAGAATGTTCAGGTTAATTTTTCAAACTTTGTGAGAAGTAGGGGTCTGGTAAGTAAAGACCAAATGATATATATGATACATACATGTGTGCCTGATTACACATTAAGAGAATTATATGATATGACACATATACATCTATATATCACTATATATGATACAACATATCACAGATGTATATACATGTCGCATGAAACTCATCCAAACATGAGTATTGTGCGTGCTTTATATATGAGTATAACTATTCCTTTGATATTCGAGCCTATCGAAACATATATTGATGGTGCTATGCATGAAGAGATTCCAGGGTCTTTCTGTCTATTACACCCAGATGACGATGTGGGTGTATTACAACTAAAGTTTGATAAAAAACCAGTCACAAACACACTATTGTCATATCTTTATGAGGTATTCAATTCATGGTTTTACCTACGTAAATCATATAAATTCAAGCATACTTGGAAGGTTCCAATGGTATCAAACTCTATACTAAGCTATAAGTGTCCAGACACTTACAAGATCGAGTTGTACTCAAACGGATACAATAACTTAGAGAAGAGTCCATATTACTAGACATATAATGGATATCACGTTCAACAAACTCACAGATAATGCTATTCTACCAGTAAAGTCTCACAATGGATATGATTTGTTTTCAACTGAAACGTATGATATCTTTCCTGGCCATCGTTGTGTTGTATCGACGGGAATATCTGTAAACATTCCAAGGGGATATATGGGAATGCTCACCTCTGTGGCTGGAATGGCTGTAAAGGATGGCCTCGCAGTTCTCAATACAACTGTTCAGGATGGAGAGATTCGTGTGGTTCTATTCAATCATGATCCAGAGTATATTGTAAACATCAAACCGGGATACCGAATTAGTACCTTGGCGTTGGTCCCAATGTATCAGGAACGTGTACATTTCAACGTGACAGGGATTTAAAAACGTGAATCACATATAAACTATGACTCAATTTCAAGCCATTAGTTGGAAGGGTCAAGATATAGACGGAGAGTATAAAATTACTGGATATGGACGAACCCATGAGGGTATGTCCGTATCCGTATCATTTCCATTCAAACCTTACTATTTTGTTCGCTCGAACGATACATCAAAATATCGTGGTAAAATCTTCAAATTCAAAGATTTATGGGGTTTTCAAAATAATGAGCAGAAAGAATTTATCAAATTGAACTTTGACACTATCAAAGACCAGAGAAACTCTGTATGGAGAAATCGTGGGAAAGTACCGATATACGAATCAAATATCGATCCACTCTTGAGATTCTTCCACCGAACAGGGATTCAGTCGTGTGGATGGGTCGATGCATCGTGTGCCCGAGTTGTATGCGAAACTGACCACTCTATTGAACTAGAATGCGATGATTGGTCACAACTCAAACCGGTGAAGGATGATTCAAATGCTCCATTTCGAGTCATGTCATTTGACCTTGAGTGTTACTCACATGATGGGTCATTTCCAAGTGCCGAAGACCCACAAAATTGTATTTTCCAGATTGGAATCAGTACATATGATCTAGGAAGTAACACGGAGACAAGTGTATGTCTGTGCATAGGTGACCTGTTCAAGACTGAACGTGATCTACTGATCGGGTTCCAGAAACATCTCCGTATGATTGATCCAGATATCATCACTGGTTGGAACATTTTTGGGTTCGATCTTGAGTATTTAGTGAAGCGTATGATTATTACAAAGTGTCCCGATGAAGCATACAGGCTTGGGAGAGATGATTCATTGGTTGAAGTAGTTGAAAAGAAGCTGTCATCATCTGCACTTGGTGATAACATACTGAAAATTGTACCTATGGTAGGAAGGTATGTGTTTGATCTTATGGGTGAGATCAAGCGCGAACATAAACTTGAAAATTACAAGTTGGATGACGTATCGTTCCATTTTATTGGTGACAAGAAGATTGATATGCCTCCTAAAGAGCTTTTTCGCAGATTTCGAGAGAATGATGGTCTAGACGAAGTTGCAAAATACTGCATTCAGGATACACTTTTGCCAATCAAGCTTATGAGGAAACTCTACACGATCGAGAATCTCATAGAGATGGCAAAGGCGACATGGGTTCCTCTGAGTTATTTGAGTGAGCGTGGACAACAAATCAAAGTATTCTCTCAGCTTGCACGAAAAAGCCGTGAGCTTGGATTTTTGATACCAACCTTTTTTGAAAAGAATACCGAGCAGAGTACTTTTGAGGGTGCTACAGTTCTAGAGCCTGAATGTGGTGCATACTATGGGAACATCATGTGTCTCGATTTTGAATCTCTGTATCCATCAATTATGATGGCACATAATCTATGCTATTCAACACTCGTACTAGACCCCAAGTACTTGGATATCCCCGGAATCGAGTATGAGAAGCATGGCGAACACATATTCGCACAAGGTGTTCCTTCACTTCTTCCAGAAATTCTAAGAGAACTCAAGACTCTTCGAAAACAGTCAAAGGCTCTTATGTCTGAACACAAAGGGACACCTATGGAGCATGTTTATAACGGAAAGCAATTGGCCTATAAGGTTTCAATGAATTCAGTCTATGGTTTTACCGGAGCTTCATTTGGTATACTTCCACAGAGTATCATTGCATCTACGGTGACTCGTAAGGGCCGTGAGATGATCGAAGAAACCAAGAAGTATATCGAGAAACATTTTGATGGAGCAAAGGTGAGGTATGGAGACACCGATTCAGTCATGGTAGACTTTAACGTAAGGACACTTGAAGAGGCTTGGGAAATTGGGGAGCGCGCAAGTAAAGAGTGTTCTCAGTTGTTCAAATCTCCCAATAATCTTGAGCTCGAGAATGCATACTCTCCATTCATCCTCATATCGAAGAAGCGGTATTTTGCAAAGAAAATCACAAAGAATAAGGCTGGCGAATTTGTGAATGAAGATATCTCAAAAGGATTGCAAGATGTTCGACGTGACACTTGCCTCTATGTACGAAAGGTTCTCAAGACTGTTCAGCATTTTATGTTGAATAGTTCAGATATCAATGATGCTCTCAAAGCTGTGAAAGAAGCAACTACAAAGTTGCTTCAGGGTGATGTGGATGTATCTGAACTCTACCTAAGTAAGCAGCTGAAGAGTGACTATAAGAATGAAAATCTGGCCCATGTGAAGGTGGCTCAAAAGATGAAGGAGCGATCACCTGGCTCAGAGCCTCAACAAGGAGACCGAGTACGATATGTCATTGTGAAGGGTCCTAAAAAGAGCAAACTGTACGAAAGATCTGAAGATCCAGAATATGCACGTGAGCATAATATTCCAATCGACTATCAATACTATTTTGAGAATCAGATGAAAACACCAATATTGGATCTGTTGGGTTCAGTCGTATCGAGAAATATTATATTTGATTAGTATATATGTCTGACTCTGAGAGTGAGAGTCTATGGGGATCATATACGGGTTCAGAGAGTGGCTCAGAAACTGATATGGAAGAACAACAATTTGAAGAACCAAACTATTTCCAACACGTACCAAATAGAGCAAGTACTCAACCTACATTAAATAGCATACGCGAAAAAACCAAAGGGCGGTTTCGAATCGATCGAACCCGTGCAAAGCCGGGAACAATTCTTTATGTACATACCTCGAAGGAAAGACCTGGGTATGAAATACGAGTCTACGTACCACACGGAAGACGTCTTGAACAAGAGATTCTAAATAAAGGAGGTAAGTTTCCAGGGCTTTCTTTAAAACCTGGATACGTTGAGGTGTATCCAAATGATCCAAATAAAAACCCGATAGCTATTCAAAAAAACTCGGCTATTCCTCGAGGCTATCATACCGGATCTAGAACAGTAGCACCATCAATACCTGGAATTACATTGAGAAATACTGCACCACGTGCTCCTCCATCCCGCCCACGTGTCCAGAGACCACTCCCAAATCTTCCGCTTAGGGAATATGGTACATTCTTGAGAAATAATCAAGAGCCCCAAGTAGAGAATACTCGACCAAGACATAGGATAGTTGAGTCATTACCGTACCTAAATAATAGTCAAGTTCGCAGAAACGTACCAAATAGGATTCCAGCTCCAGTTCTTGAAAATCCTTATTATAATCCAACAGTCCGTCTACCAACACGTCTAAGTACTGAATATGTAAGACCACGACGGACCGTAAGAGGATCTGCTCTGAGTGTAAGCAAACAACCTATATACCCAATTAATACAAAACGATATACCGAACAGGTGAAGAAACTCAAACAGACACGTAGAAAGACGCGCGCCCTTCCTCTCGCAGAAGCTTTTGAGTTGGGCCAAGGGAATAATGTCCCTAGGAATGCTATGACATGGTCTGACCCTCCAATGCATAAAAACAGTAGGACAATCTCAGTAGGACAAAGGCGTTGTGACTCATTGTCAAAACCAGAATTGCAAGGAATGTGTAGAAAATATAATATTCCATTTGTGACGAAAGATACAAAAGCTGTTCTTTGTGTGAAGTTGTGGAAATATTATAGCGGTGAATAGTATATATGAGTAACTTATTATTAGTCTCATTACTATTGGCATTAGTGACTTCTGTACAAGTTATATTGTACAAATATGCATCCAAAAAGTTGAATCAACAAACAATTATAGCCATCACTGGGCTCATGTATTTCACATTTATGCTCGGTTATATGCTCTATAACAAAGATGTCATAATGTCTGATTCAGTAAATATAAGCACACTCTTTCTCATTATATTAATAGTCGCTGGTCTATTGAGTGTCATACAGACACTTACATATCATCATGCGATAAGTACATATAATCCAGCCGTGGTTCATTCTCTCATGTCTCTCACCCCAGTGTTGGTGGCTATTATGAGTTTCTTGATTCTTGGTAATAATATTACTCAAAAACAAATGATAGGTATATCCATCATCGTGTTCGGATCTATTATAATATCGACATAGAGATCCTGATACACATATATGTATATGGAAGCTCAGATTCTACAGCTCATGAATGAGGAGGTTGAGCGCCGATTGAATGATAAGATTTATGCGGTACTCGAGAATATTTCCAAGGCGTATCATCTTCCTATTGCACAACTGATGAGGGATGCATCGACTGTTGCGGTTTCCAACGATACATGTATGGGTCGTACAAATCAAGGGAATCGATGCAAAAGCAAGGTGTGTAAGCAGCAGCAGAATGGATACTGTAAGAAGCATCAGAAGCAAAAGCCAAATATTGTTCAAACTGTACAAAACACTACGAAGCACACTCATGGTCCGCACATTATGCATATGGCTGGTTGTCCAGAATGTATGAAGATAAGACCGACTCCACTTGTAGATATTTAAAGATTTCAAGTGTACTTTACGTAATGAGTAAATCAGATATGTTGCTGAAATCAATTACTGAGTTTTATAATGAAACTGAAAATTCAAAAATGCTTGAAGATATATTAGTTAAAAAGAATCGCATCTCGCTGCGTTCAATTGAGCGCTATGTGACGGAGGATTCAAAAAAGAATAACATTACGTATACGATGAATGGAAGGCCTTTTACGGTTCATACAGCGTATAAGTCGAGTCTTGGAGGATATTCGAAAAAGTATTTTGACCCCTTTTGTCGTAATGAGCGTATTCAATTTAAGGTGAATGACACTGACATTGTTACGACTATTGCACAGCTTAATTTCATACGGTGGTGCATTAAGAATGATATATTTAATCACTTACAGCAGAAACAATAGTCTGATGACATAATGAGCTAAAGAAGTAATCATGTGTACAGTGACAGTATCTGTAGTCACTTTGGAAACTTCATCCATATCTATTTTCGCATGATGAACTATTGTATCATCAATCATAGATGATACAATGGTATATGTAGTTTCTTGAATTACCCGATCACTATTCGATCGAAGGTGATTCACTCTTTTTTTCGCGTGCACCAGCGTTTTCGCATACGCATAAGGTAGAGATTTTATCATAGTCCTTAATATATGAGGGATATTATAATTTTAAGTAAAAGCAAAATTCCTGGAAAGAAATGGACAGTACAACTCCCCGATGGGAAGAAGGTTTCGTTTGGTGCTTCTGGATATGAAGACTACACGATGCATCATGATGCAGTACGGATGCAACGCTATGTGATTCGTCATCAGCGTCATGAAAATTGGACAGATCCATACACAGCTGGATTTTGGTCAAGATGGCTTTTATGGAGCAAGCCAACACTAGCAGCGGCTATCAAAGAGGCTGAGAAGCGCTCTGGTTATAACATAAAACTTGTACGCTCATAATGTATATAATGAGCTCATTTATCGATGATTATGTATATACGTTTGAGTATTTCTCAACTACTCGAGAGAAGGAGTACTTTTGTTCAAAATGGCATAAGTTGATTCTTTCACTTACTGGCGAAGACATTAATAGAGCATTCTGGGAGGATGTTCCAATCATTGCTCGTATTGCATATCTTAAGGTGTTTCGCATAAAAAAGGAGAAACTATAGTACACAGGTGAATGAAAGACCCTGAATATAAATTCGAAATGATGCTCCGTAATCACATTCGAAACAAGTTCAACATTATGCTTCACAATGATACATACTCCAGAATTATTGAAAAAAGTATAAAAAACCACGTCTATGAACGATGCTCAGAGATAGGTGTCACTCCGACATTTGAGAATTCATCTTTTGTAGCAATGTATAAGTGTACAGCATTGAGTATCTTGAATAACTTCAAGAGAAACCCTACACTCGCTGAGATGTATACATCAGGACGTCTTAACAAGGATATCATGGTCTATAAGCCACATGAACTTGAACCTGATGGGTTGAAATCGGCGTGTATGAAGAGACAAGAAGATAAGGAGATTATGAGGGAAGAAATCAAAAAGAGGGATGATGATTACGAAGGGGTGTTCAAGTGCGGAAAGTGCAAGAGTCTCAAGACGGATTACTTTCAGTTGCAGACGCGGAGTGCAGATGAACCAATGACTACATATGTGACTTGCCGTGATTGCGGAGCTCGATGGAAGTTTTAGTGCGTTGTAATCTAAAAAACAAAATCCATATTGTTTACATGTTGGTGAAGGTCTGGACTGAAGTTTCAACCGAGAAGTATGTGTCTCTTCTAGCTAAAATCATTGAATACAAGGAGGAAAAGATGATGATTCGTTATCTGAGTCCCACGACTGAAAATTATAAGGGAAAGCCTATTTATACATATGAGGACACAGTGTATGAGGTGGACGATGACTACATTATTGAGTATCTAGAGGGATTGGGTGAGACCGATCTCGGCTTCAAAGATATTGAAGGTGGATATATCAAACTTGACTCGGATGATGACTATGTACCATCCGATGACGAGAGTAGTTGTTCAGACGATACGGAAAATTATGTTGATGAATAGTACCAGATGAAACAGAGTCATTATTTGGTAATTGGTGTAATTCTACTGATTTACTTTATGTCTACGAAATATAGCTCAGGGTATGAAGAGAGCCGCAGTCAGGCAATTGTAGATGCTCACAAAATTCTTGTCGAAAAGGCTATTTGTCCAGACTGTAAGCAGAGATATTCATTCTATATGAATAAGGGTAAATCTGGGTATACATGCCCATGCGGTTAAATTAAAGATGAATTAAGTATATATTCTATATGTCTGCATCCGATTTCATATCACAATTTCAGCCTCACAATGAAACTCACGTGAGATGGTACATGAACATGATTCGTATGGCTGAGAATTATACGAATGAAAACATTACAATGGAAGTAAATACGAATCCTATGGGTCTGAAGATCAAGGATGGTGATTTCATGTCTTGGCCTCAGATTCATTGTCTCTTGGGTGCCAAATATTCAAAATCTGTTCTAAGTCATACGGCTTGGATTCCCCCTTCTAAAGAATAATGGCGCATATAATATATGGAAGGATGGATAGCTCTTACAAGAACATCTACTATTACATCGAAACCGCAACCAGTACGTCTACGAGATGTCAAGCTCATTACATATCGTAAAAATAATCGCATCCATTTGATTCCTGAGAGTTGCCAACATCGAGGAATGAGTTTATTGAAAGGTAAAGTCCAGGATGATGGGAGTATAGAATGCGCATATCATGGATGGACATATAATGAGAATGGTTGGTGCATGCCAAATCTTCGTGTATGTGGTCCACATGAAGATTGGTTCAAATACAATACAGTACAACAAGATGGACTTTTGTGGATTCAACCTATCCATCTCGCGAATCCAGCTCTTCTCCCCCCAAAAGTACCATATGTTGACGACGAAGAATTTAGGACTGTATGGTTTGAAACGACTATACACGCTCCAGCACAGCTTATTCTTGAAAATGGGATTGATCCGAACCATGCCTCGTGGGTACATGCAAACTCATTTGGCTTTGGTACATATAAACATATGCCCACGAACGTAAAGCATAGTCTTACGTCTGTTTCTTTCAACTATATACCGAATAAGGATGCTCTTTCATCTATGTTGCTCAATATCGACACAACCCACAACATACACAATATAGCTTATCCATATACCACATGGTCAGATGTGGTGATTGGTGACAAGACACTCATGACATATGTTACGCTCTGTCCTGAAGATGATCGTACAACACGTATGTTTGTTGGTTTTTCACACAATACAGGTTTACCAAACTGGATTCTAGTGAATATGGGACGGGCCATTGTGGAACAGGATCGCGCCATACTCGAAAATCTCGAGATTGATTATATGAAAAAAGGTATTTGTGGTGTAAATGATGATTTGATTGAAGAATACAGAAAGATTCTAAATGGTTTAATTTTCAAATAGATCTTGGAACCTTTGTCTGTAGAACTCCTGGCTCACCTCATAATGATATGTGTTCCCTGTAAATGAATACCCTGAGTCTGAGGGTTTCATAGTTTGTATGGTCACAAGATCGAAAAAGTTTCCTGCGCAAAACTCAGATAAGTCATCTTCGTCCCATTTAAATATAGTTAATAGTTCTAACTCACTCTTTGTTGTTGCAGGTAAAAAAATGGATTCGTCTGAGTATATGCTCGGCCATGAATGATTCCTATTCCTATGAGTCTCGAGCATGAGTCCCATAGTTTTAGCATATTCTTCTTTGCCGAATCCAACAACTGCTACTAATAACGAAGGATTTGGCGTTTTCATCGCGTAGATCATGTTTGGTTCGCTATGTAATGTGTACAAGTGCTTTGCTCCATAAGTGTTTGGTCTCTGGATCGTTGTTGGAGGGCGAATGATAACCGCCATATTATTATAATGTCATTTTTTTATAAATTAATCCTCTAATGTGCTGTCTCAATTTTCCAATATATCCCAGTTTTGGGTTTGAATAGAGTGGTATAATTACAACTAGTCTTCGACATCCTTGTGTCTGTGTAGTTATTCTGTGGTATACTTCAGCTCCATTGTACAAAACACCTTTTCCTATTGGAATAGATATATCCCTCACCTTTCCATCTGTGCGATTCTTTATGGAAAATTCTGATGTATTACAATCATCGATAAGTAGAGGTATTACAAGAGTGTACCTATTTCCATCGGTGAAGTTATTGTCATAGTGCCAATCTATAAAATCATTCTCATCATCGTA